CTTCATAGGCAGAAAGCGCGAAGGCGTGTTTGCCGTTTAGTTCGAATTGTACTTCATCGAAAAAATCAAAGATTTCCTGTGCCGCTGCTTCCGCTTCGGTCTTGTTCAGGCCAAACCGCAAAAGGATCGTAACGGCCTTATGTTGATAAGATTGCAAAACCTTGCCGCCGAAGGTATGCATTGCCGCCCGCGCCGTGTTGGAAGTATAGAAGCAAATTGCCCGCTTGCTGTTATTGTCGATTTTCCCAATAGAAATGGTATGTTGCCACCCGAAGGCGGAAGAAAAATAGTCTCTAATAGCTGCAAGCATCGTTTTATACCTCCCCAGATTGTTTTAAAAGGCGTTTAAAAGCCTTTGAAAAGTATTCCTTTTTCGGCCCGTCCAAATATGTATCCAACCAGCGGCCCTGCGCGTGGGGGTTATCATCCTTCCTAAAGTTGTATTCAGGGTGGAAGTAAAGCCGCCTCGCGTATGGGGTATCCGTGTTAAGGCGGATCCGCCCGGATGCAATCTTGCTTTTGTCCACGCTCATAGAGCGGTTTTGAAGTTCGCCATGTTCAAAAGGCATCGTTTGCGATTGGATAAGATCATTTCGAAGCGCGGCCATTGCACCTTCAAGCGCGTTTTGCATGGCTTTATCAATGGATTTAACTTTGCCGTGATTAATCTTTGCCGTTGCCTTCATAGCAATTCCAACTCGCTATGGTGTACTGTGGAATCAGGATTTCGTGGTCTATGGCCCGCGTGGATCTCATAAGAGCGGCCAAATACTTCAAATACGCCGTCAGAAATCGTAGGCAAAGAAGGGGCAATGTCCCCTTTGATAATGGCTTTAGCGGTCAAATTAATGGCCTTGCCGTCCTTGTCAATCGTCCTTTTAGCGTGTTCGGAAAAGATGCAAAGGGCATCCAGTTCCACGGCCACAACCGGGCCGCCATCCTTGTCAAGGCCCGGCCCGTAAAGCTTGACTTTGCAAGGCGTTTTTGCTAGGGCTTCGGGAAAAGGAAGCTGCCGAATAAAAAAAGCCATATCACATCACCCGCCAGCACAGGCCCGTTTGCTTGAGCAGTTCCAAAGCGTGATTGCTCATTCCGTTTGCGCTGCCGGGGGTCTTTGCATCCCCCACAGAAACAGAAATGTCAAGAACGCTGTAAGACTGCGCCCCCATCGGCTCAATACCTTGCTCAAAGAAAAAATCCGCCTGAATGCAAGCGGACTTTCTAACATTTTCTTGTTGGAAGGGGGTTAGCTTTTCAAAGCCAATATGCTGGATCCGATTAAAAGTTACTGTGTCGATTTTTTCAGAAGCTAAACGAAGATACTTTTTGACTAAATCGGCGGGGATATCCCCGCCGTAGTCATTTACATAATATTCGATATCCGCATAGGTCATTTCGCAGCCCTCCGCCCGCGTTTGGGCTTTTCTGTAGGCTGCTCAACTTCTACAGGCGGATTAATTGCGGGGGCTTTAACTTCGTCCCACCCTGCCGCCCTGTAGTTCTCTACCAAACTTTCGGGGATCGTTTTAGCGATTCCCTCTTTAATCATTTTCATTAAAGCCCACCCTTTCGAATTAAGCCTTAGACAGTAGCCGCAGCCTTGTGAACGTAGATGCCCTTTTCTTTATTGCTGGGAACAATAAGATCATGGTGGCAACGGTACATTACATCGTAGGCGTCCGCGCTTTGGTTCACTTCGGGCATAATAATCTTACTGTTTCTGCGCTTCGTAATGGCCTTGCAATAGGGCTTAGGAACGGCCATAAAGTTAATGCCGTGGGAAGTGCCAGAAATGGGAGTAAAGCCGCCCGCGGTTTCGCCGTCAGCACCAGTCAGAAGATCAATAGCATCATAGAAGCGGCCCTTAGGAACCACAATAACGGGGGTTTGGCCATCAAGCATGGTAATGCCGCGGTTTACATGGCCGTTATTGTTGGAAATATCCATGCGGCGGGAAAGGGAAGTGCTTTGCTTCATAGAGCGATAGAAGGGCGCAGAAACGTACAGAACAATATCATTCAGGCCAACTTCCGCATCATACAGATATTCTTCGCAAGCGTCCCAAAGCTTCATCGCGTCCACATCGTCCGCCAGATCCGCGCTTACAGTCTTAGCACCAGCCTTGCCAGCCATCCGCGCAAAGCGGGCCGCATCCAGTTCGGGAATTTCCTTAGTCCGTACATACTCATTCATCAGGGATTGATAGAGAGCAAAGGCCGCTTCGTCGTTATCAATATAGTCAATGCGGAACTTGCGGCCCCGGTCGTGGGCAAGAACATGCTCTTCATAATCCACGGTAACCGCGCCTTCTACATAGCCCTTCGCGCGGTCATAATCAGCAGCGCCATCAAGGGAAATCTTCGGGAACTTAACCTTGTTAGTGCCTACAAATTCGGTATCAGGCTGTTCCAGAATAGCGGTAAGGCTTTCCGCTTGATAAATCTCGTCCAGAATGCTCATATACTTTTGAGCTTTTTCAGTAAAGGTATTAGCCATTATACAATCAACTCCTTATTTTTTACTTCTTTAGTCCGGCTTTCTTTCGCCATTTGTCCATTTCGTCATCATCGGATTCTTTCGTTTCCTTGCCGTTAGATCCCACCTTAAAGCCGATCTTTTCTTCTGCTTTGGGTAGGGCTTCCGGCCACTCCTCTAGCAGATCTTCAACCGCCGCAGAAAGCTTTCCTTCGTCAATTTCGCCGTTTTCATCGGCAACGCCTTTAAGATCAAGCAACTTTGCAAAGCGGCCCGCCTTATCGGCTGGGACACCCCTAGCCACAAGCGCAAGCATCCCATGTGCCTGTACAGCTTTATCAATGGCCGCAGAAAGTTTTTCTTTGCTGCCGTCCTGTACGGTTTCCGCCCTCTTTGCCGCTTCGGCCTTTGCCTTCGCAATAATGTCCTTTGCAGCGGCCCGGCCTTCGTCCGTGGGATCAATGCCCAATTCTTCAAGAGCCTTTTTGATCGCCTTATTGCTGTTCTTCAAGGAAATTGCATTCACTTCGGAATCGGAATACCGCTTTTCTTCCTTGCCGTCCGGCTCCTTGCCTTCGGTTTCGGTCTGTTCAACTTTGGTTTCGATTTCTGCCATTTAAAAAAACTCCTTTTTAATTCCGGCGAAAGGTCACGCCGTTTAATATCCGTGCTTGCCCACGGTCAGGCTTTGGCTGGGGCGGCTGGATTCGAACCAGCGCATACGGGGGTCAAAGTCCCGTGTCTTAACCGCTTGACTACACCCCAATAGAGGCCGCGCCGGGGATCGCACCCGGACGGAAGGAAAGGAGAAAAAAGCTATGCCCGTTTCTACAATCGCGGCCATAAAAAAAGCCCACCAAATAGGCGGGCTTGCGGGTAACAAAAAAGCCACCCCCGGAATTGGAGTGGCTTGTGTTAAAAGAAAGTCCCCGTTCCGGGAAGTCAGAGGAAGGGGACTTCGGTTCGTTAATCTTGCGATGGATGGACGAACTTTCTATTGTAATTATATACCCATTATAGGGGGCCAAACAAGGTCAAGATTTCTTCCTGTAAAACTTACAGAGTTCTTTCCCGTCAAAAACGCCGCTAGGCTTCCCCTTGCTTTCGCCATAGGGGTAAATTGCACAAAAACCCTTTTTATAGTCAGGGGTTCCGCGCATACCTCTATCATTGAATTGGCAATCCTTGCATTGTTCATACTTTTTAATTTGCGTGTTGTCCATTAACACATCATTCGAATACTTTTCAAAAAGCGTTTTGTATTCCATTAAATAGTATTTACCCCCTGTTCAATAACATCAACGTCAATATACCAAGTTCCGCCGCTTCGCTGCACCTTCGTTACGCGCATTTTTGTACCATGCTGCAAAAGGATTTCCGATTCATGCCCGAAGCTAGTTTGTTTGGAAATGCCATCCCATTGACGGCCCACGCCTTTTCCGAATGCAGAAATAGGCTCCAAGTACATTCCCTTAGTGCCTTTAGGGCAATAGATATTGAGAACAACGCCGCCGCTTGTATTAAGGCCCATGCCTTTGGATACACCGCAAGACATAAAGGCATATTCAACGGGTTCCGTATCAAGAAGCTTTGCAGAAAGTTCCGCTTCTGACAAATAGAAATCGCTGAAATCTATGCCAAAAAACTTATCCATGCCGCCCAAACTGCACCCACGCTGCACCCACATATCTTCCGGCATTTCCGCCTTGTCAATAATGGATTCAATGTGCTTCATTTGGGAATGGATCTCGCCCCGCTTAAATCCGCCGTAATTCGTGCCGATTGCATCAAGGTCAACATTGCCAACACCCAAGAAGTTGTTGGTTCCGTATTCTATTCCGCGTAAAGGTTCGTTGTACTTGTGATAGGATCTTGTATATTCGTAAACGTAGTCTTTTTCGGCCTTTGTAGCACCGCGCCAAACTTCGCCCGCAGTATCGCGCAAAATTCCGTCCGCGCCCTTTGTGCCGCCGTTTGCGCTAGTAAACCAATATGCATTATCCTTTCGCTCTTGCGAATAGGTATCATCTACAGATTTTAGCATAGATCGCTCGGCTTTGTCAAATTCTTCCTTTGCCTTGTCCGCTTCAATCTGTGCTTGCTTTTCAGCCTTCTTCGCGGCCTTCTTTTCCGCCTTTTTTGCGGCCAGTTCCGCCGCTTTGTCGGCAGCTTCTTTTTGCATTGCAGCCTTCTTTAATTCGTAGTTTGGCAAATCGCTATCCGCCATCTTTTCAATAACGGCTTCGAGATCCGCGCCATCAAGGCCATTTGCATATTTGGCAGAACGCCATTTATTTTTATTGATAATGTAATTGGGATCCGTATGGATTGGATACTTGCCATACTTTGCGAAATAGGCTTGATCGTAATTTGGGAGCCACCCTATAGCTGCATCGTTCGCGGCCATATCCGCCGCATCCTGCGCATCTTTAGCGGCCTTCTTTGCTGCCTTTTCGGCTGCGTCCGCATCCGCTACAGCCTTTTTAGCATCCTTCAATATGGCCTTTTTAAAGTTCAATTCAGCCTTTGCCCCATCATAGATAGGTTCGGCCATAGCGTTATAGGCATCCAAATATTCCGCATCGTCAAGAATGGATTGTTTTAGAGCATCAATATCCGGCCCGGTTTGTCCAGTATAAAGGGCCTTGTGCAATTTTTCGGTATCCGCCTTAATCTTTGCCGCCTTCGCTTCTGCTTCCAGTTTGGCGCGATTGGCTGCCCATTCGTCGAATTTCTTTTGCTGCTTTTGCGGGGTTTTCGTCAAGTCAGCATCAATAAGAGCATTAAAAGCATTATCATATTTTTGTTGTTCGTCAAAAGAAAGGGATCCGTAATCTTTCCCGTACCATTTATAGGCTTCTTCATAGGCCGCTTGCAGTTCGGCTTGTTTCTTTGCCGCCCATTGTTCGTACTCTTCAAAATTCCCGTCAAGCATTAAATCATCTTCAAGAGCGGTTATCTTCGCCATTTGTTCAGGCGTTAAAGTATCTTCCCAATTCAAATTATAAAGCTGCTTAAATTTGGCCATCTTTTCCGCCTCTTGTTGGGCCAGCTTCGCCGCTTTGGCTGCCGCCTCTTCGGCTGCGATCTCTTCCGCCGTCTTTTCTGGCTCCTTCGGCTTCTCGGCCTCAATCGGTTTATAATCGTCTTGCAACTCGATATAATAGGTTCCCAGCCCATGCCTACATCGCGGATGGTACAGGCCCGCAAGCATTGCCCTAGAAAGGAAAGGCGATTCCCCGCGCTTGCTTGCCGGGACTTGCTCATACTTTGCTTTGCTGTTTTCCCATGTGCCGCCGCTGTAAACATCGTCTATTAAGACTTTGTTTTCCCACGGAACGCAAAGAGGACAAGCCGTACCATGCCGGGAAATCTGCACAAGTGTTTCGCCTAGTTCCTGCCGGGCCTTGCCTTCGCCTATGAGCATTGCCCGCATTTCTGCCGTTCTTAGGGCCATATCCGCGTATTCTTTGATATTGTGCCGTGCGCCGTTTTTATACTTAATGCAGTTCAAACCGCGCTTTTTAAACTCCTGCAAGGCCATATCAATGGCTTGTTTTTCGGTCATTACGCCGTTTCCAGCAAACATTGCGGCCTTGTGGATCACTTGCCTATAGGCATCGTTGGACATACGCAAAGCCGCATGGTTAGCGGCCTTTAGATCGTCATTAACGGCATTGATTAGGGCCTTTACTTTTTCGTCATACGTTCCAAAGAAGCCGTCCGAAAGATCCTTTGTAAACTTGTTTTCCCCGAATTGCTCCGCATACTTTTTGGCCACGCCTACAAGCCCTTGCTTATATTCGTTTTCCAAGTGCTGCTTTATATCGGGCGCAAGGTTTTTTGTATGCTTGCCTATAATTTTTTGATTTTGCTTCCGAAACTTCCGCATTTCCCGCAGCTTTGCCGCTTGCCATTGTTCCCAATCAAAACCGTATTCGGCCTCTTCTTTCAAATGGCGTTTCAGGTTCCGCGACATGGAAGCCATCAAATACTTTTCCATTTCGTCGTAAATATGCCAGATATCATATTCGGCCATATTTCACCCCTTGAACTTTAAACAAAATGTCTATTAATGTCGAAATCATTTACAAGGCCCCGCCGCCGCTGTATTATCATCAAAAACAGGAGGCCAACATGGATAGAATTGATATGCTTTTGCGCCCTTTGGGCATTACCCCGCGCCTAAAAGGCTATAATCAGGCGTGTTATGCCCTGTCCTTAATAGTAGAGGATCCCGCCCGGCTTACCGCCTTAACAAAAGGCGTTTTTACACCAACAGCGGAATATTTCGGCTGTGATATGAAATGCATAGAACGCAATATTCGCTTTGCCGTGGAAAAGGCGTGGGCCACAAATCCGGATCATCTAAAAAAACTAGCGGGCTTTCCCCTTGAGAAAAAGCCCGCCGTGTCTGTTTTTTTAGAGATTATCGCCGCCAATGTATTAGGTTAGTTCTTCCGCCTCTTCGGGGATAGCTTCCCATACGCGCACAATGGCCGTTTCAGTTTCTTCCCATTTTTGCGTGTAACTATAGCCTTCTTCGGCCTGTAATTCCGTGAATTCTACAGGCTTATAGCCCAGCCGCAAAAGAACATCTTCCCGGTTAGTGGATAAATAGCCGCTATGCTCCACGCCATCAATAACTATCGGGGAATCCAGTTTAATAGGGTTTCTTGCATAGACAGGTATGCCATTTTTTAATTTTGCGTATCGCATTCATTGCCTCCTTTATGTGGTTACAAGAGCAATATTATACTTCATCATGTAATTCGTACCACTTGTCGAACCTGTGATAGTGCAGTCAGAAGCAACTGTATGGTCGTATGTTTGTAATGTTTGGGTCGAAGTGATTACCGTCACTCCGTCAACTGTCACTTTTCCTCCGGTCCCAAACGAAGAAGGTGACTTGATCGCAAGCGTTATAACATCACCGTCCAACATTTCATAGGTTCCTGCTACGGCTATATCTGCGCCGTTTATTGTTACATAAGAATAGGAAGCACTAAATGTTCCGGTAAGCGTGATAGTTCTTGTTTTTGCGTTGGGATCGACAAGTTTAATGATACATGCGCCGCTTGTGCCATCGTTGCCAATATAGGAACTTGAGCCGTATCCGCCCTGCCCGTACTGCGTAGTGTTGCCAAGCGAAGTTTCGCCGGAACCAGAAGTGCCATCGGATCCGCTACTAAAGTCATCAGAAGCAGTACCGCCGCCACCACCACCAGCGGAATGGCCGAATGCACTTGTAGTCCCACCGTTACCACCTCCACCAAACCTTCCGCCAGCACCGCCCGCACCGATTACAACATCATAGGTTCCAGCCGTAAGCTCTTGTGTAAAAATACTCGTTCCGCCGTTACCGCCGCTTCCGCCGTCGTTGTAGTTTTCCGAAAGGTCTCCATTGTAACTGCCGCCACCACCACCGCCGCCAATCAAGGTCACTTTAGCGGTTCCGCTGCCTTTAACCGTTACCGTGGTAGATGCAAGGATTATGACCGTATCGCCCGGCTTATATTCCGCGCCGTCTACGATAAGGCTAAAATCCGCCTGTAAGGCAGCGACAAAAAGCCGCCGCCTCATTGTATGGCTAAAATAGCTCATGCCGTCACCACTTCTTGAACGGCCCAAACGCCGTTGTAAACATCAAATTCATACGTTTTCGAAGCCTCAATAGACGGCGCGGAACCAACGAAGGAAGAACCACTAGCAAAAGAAACGGCCACACTTTCCGCCGTTGTAAAAGTCCCATGCGCCCAGCCGGAAGCGGGATGGGTAAACACATACGTTCCAACGCCAGAAGCGGTATAAATCGTATTTTCGGAAAGGGCCGTACCACTTGCGGGAAGGGAAGAAGCAAGCGTTGCTTCAAAGTCCTTGCCGGGTTCTCCTTGCGGGCCTTGCTCACCTTGCGGCCCCTGCTCACCTTGCGGGCCTTGTTCGCCCGTATCTCCCTTATCGCCTTTTTCTCCTTTTTCGCCCTGTGGGCCTTGTTCTCCTTGTGGGCCAGTTTCACCCGTTTCACCCTTTTCGCCTGTATCTCCTTTAGGGCCTTGCGCTCCCGTTTCGCCTTGTGGGCCTTGTGGGCCTTCGGGGCCTGTTTCGCCCTTTGCTCCTTGAAGCGGGCCATTATTTACCCAAGACAAAGAGGCCCCATCGTAGATATAAATATCATAAGGCGCAGCGGTTCCCACGCCGTAGGCATCACCAATGCCGGGGGAAGGGACACCAGAAGAAAGGGCCGTTTCCGTAACGTAATAGCCAAGCACTTTAAAGCCCGCGCCCGTGTCACCTTTGGGGCCGGGTTCGCCCTGTGGGCCTTGTTGTCCTTGTTCGCCCTGCGGCCCTTGCTTACCTTCCGGCCCTTGTTCGCCTGTATCGCCCTTGTCTCCCTTGTCTCCTTTTTCACCTTGCGGGCCAGTTTCACCCGTTTCGCCCTTGTCTCCCTTTTCTCCCTGCGGCCCGCGTTCGCCCTGTGGCCCCTGAATCTGTCCATTGTCTTTCCACGCGGTTCCAACACCGTCCCAAACGTAAATAGTATAAGGCGGGGCCGTCCCGATCCCGTAGGCATCACCGGGGGCCGGGCTTGTAATGGCGGCTTGAAGTTCGGCCAGCGAATCAAAATAGCCGATCATTTTAAAACCTTCGCCGTTCAACTCGCCGTTTTCATAGGCCGCTTTGATTTCGTTATAAAGGGCCACGCGCTCCGCTTCGGCTGCCGCATATGCATCCGCGTTTTCCTGCACCCCTTTGAGCAATTCAAGGCAGTTAAATTTATTCAAGGCCATATTCCATCATCTCCATTCCATCCGCGTTTACTGCGGGTTCTTCCAATTCCGAAAGGCCGTTTTCCTCTTTAATGCGGGCCACCTCTTCCGCCTTCCAATCCTCGTCCCTAGAATCGCCCCACAACTCTTCCACAAGGGCTTCCGTAGACATTATGCCCGCCGTTTTTGCCTTCGCTACAGTCTCGATTTGGGCTTCAAAAGAAGGATTCGCATAACCGCCAAAGGTTACAGTTACCTCCTGCTTTTCGCCCTTGCGATTGCTCATTGCATCGTAGACCATAAGGGAAATATTGACGATCTGCGGAATGATCTCTTCCAGCACTTCCACAATTTGCGCCCGTCTATAAAGAGTGGTCTTTTCCTTTTCTCTTTGCGCCTCTGCGTTGTCCATCTTTTTAACATCAATGCCCAAAGTGGAAGGGGAGATAAGCCCCTGCAAGCAAAGATCCAGCGCGGTACAATAAGACTGCACAAGGGCTTCATGTTGAATCTGTCCTTGCGTATAAGTTATCTTATTATCCGCCGTTTCGCGCATATCGGAGGCCGTGGCTACATAATCGTTGTCAAAATCATTCCCGCGCAGGATCATGCCGCTATGGGGATCCCGCGGCAAAAGCACTTCCGGGATATAGGTTTTAAGCTGCCCTTTGCGAACAGCTAAAAGCCATTGGCTCCAAATCTCATCGAAGGAATCAAAGGAATCAATCTTGCCATCAAAAATAGACTTGCCGCGCCCCGTGTATTTTTTAGACTGCCGGAACATCATTGGAAGGGCCATCATAAAGCCGCCCGTATTCTCAATCGGCACAAGCTGGGCCGTTTCCTCGAAGGCGGCCATGTCCACGGGCTTTTGATCGCTGTTTAAAAGCTTGTAAGTGATCCCGTTCTTGTCGTACCTTTCCAGCAAGGTATAGCACTTATGGCCGTATTCTTTGCGCGTTTTAAATGTCACAGCGACAAGGCGGCCCCGGTCTACCTCATAATCCACGCGGGAAGCGTCAAAAAATTCAATGATCGGATATTCAGATACATCCGTATCAACAGACCATTTCCAAGCCCCGTCACCGCTCCAAAGGCAATCACTCACCGCACCGCGCAGCAGCTTTTTAAAGTCGTTGTCCTTTGCAATGGCTTCCCATTCTTGCTTTCGGGTAAGGTCAATATCATCCAAATCGTCCGTGCTAATGTCGGCCAATGTGTCCACAATCAACGCAGGAAGGCCAGTATGTACTTTCCTAATCTTATTGCCTTTAGACGGTTTCGCGGCCCAGAAGTACATTTCGCCAATGCTGCCCGGCACTTGCGCGTAAAACTCGGACAGTTCTTCCGGCTGTCCTCTGTACCACAAGCGATTACGGAAAGTTTCCGTTTCGTGGTTATATACCTGATTAATTGCAATGCTTAAACTGTCCGGCTCCTTGATCTCCAAGAAATTCCGCACAGTTCTTTTAATGTTGTCTTTAAGTCCCAACAAATCACCCCCAAATAAAAAAAGAACGCCTATTCTACGTTCGTTTCCGTTCTATTCGTTCCTATCATTTTTACATAAGGCAAGAAGCCGTATTGAGCCGCGTTTATTGTATGGTCTCCATAGTCCTGCGGTTCGTTGTCCTTTTCTTCCTTCCATGCGTAGGTATCAAGTTCTTGTATGTGTTCCTTGCACGTTTCGACAACTAAATATTTATCTTCGTGCAGCCATCCAAGCTGCATGTTAATACGGTCAATGATCTTTGTTTTTTTATAGGCCCCATTGAACACATAAACACAAGGATTTAAACGCCTGTATTTGTCAAGTTCCGTTATTGTGGCTTGATCCGCGCTATCAATATAAACGTTACGGGCAAGGCCCCATTCTTTGCGGTTCCTTTCCAGAAAGTCCATAAAGTTGCGCACCGTATCGCTGGGCGCAATAGGAATATTTAAATCCCGGTTATTGTAGATCCGTTCGTCAAGCACGATTAATTCCCGGTTCGCCGTGATCCCCTGAAAAATCATTGCTATAGTGTCCGGCGATTTCTGCGAATAGGCAGTATCAAGCCCAGCCGAAAACATAAGGAATTTCTTTTTCTTCGCTTCTTCCTTCGTTATAACGTGCCGTTTGGCTTCGAAATTGCTAAATACAAGGCCCGTAGACTTGCCGCGCAGCCCAAGAATTTTGGTTAGGTATTGTTTTGTTCCAACGGGTACAGCATCAATTATTTTTTGTCGCTTTTCATGCGACAAGGCCGCATTGTCGTTAAAAGTAAAATACCAATGTACCCATTTTTTCTTTTCGGGTTCATCCAGCATCTTTAACAATTGCGGCGGGTAATCGTTCACATACTCCGGCAATGGTCTGCTATGATTTACATATTTTTTATACCAATCCAAGTTTGGATCGTCCGGGTTCTGCGTGAAAATAGCTTGATCGCAGCGCATGGAAATTTCCTGTATAAAATCCATGTCGGCAAGATTGGCTTCATCCACGAAAATAATTCCAAACTGTGCGCCCAACGCCTTTTTCCATCGGGCTTTATCGGCATAGCCTAACACATATATGATTTTCTGCCCGTTTGGCGTGTTATAAACAATATGCGGGAGGCTTGTTGTGCCTCTACCTTTGGGGAAATATTCCGCATATGCCCCAAACACTTCCTTCAGCCCGCAATCCTTGTTTATAATGTTTCTTTCAACAACGCCCAAATCCTGCCCCGCTATAACGTGGAAGCTTTTGGGAGATTTCGCCACAAGAAGCATAAAGGATATAATGCCAACAGTTGTTTTTCCGGCATGGGTACAGCTTTCCAGAAAGGCAAAGTCAAAATCCGTATGCTTTAAATATGCCTTAAATTTCGGGGATAATTTAATTTTCCCCATAAAATCACCCCGTTTTTATTCCTCCAATTGCTCAAGAATGGCCTTTAATTCTTCCGTTTGGCCGTGGATACTTGCATCTACCTTTTGCGTAGGCCCTTCGCCTACAAGTTCAAGCAAAATCTTAATTGCATTCGCATCCCCGGCCCAGCCCTTGAGCATAAGGGCCATTACCGTGGCCAGCATATTATTGATTTCTTCGCCTTCCGGGATCCCGAACTTTTCAAGGTGTTCCAGCATTTCCGCGTTGGTCAACGGCAAGGAAAGAAGAAGATCCGCCGCCTCTCTTGCTGTGGCGCGTTCCCGGCGCACCCTGCCCGAATTTACGCCGCCCCTTCTGCTTATTTCTCTATGTTCTTCTTTTCCGCATTCAGCGAAGTGGCTATATTTGCCTTCCATAATATTTTTCGTCCTTTCTATAACAAAAAAGGATCCCGCCCAACGAAAAAGACAGCCTTAAAGGCTGCCCTTTCCACGGAGGAGGAACCCAAATAGTGCAAATCAGCTCGTGTTTTTACGCTTATATTATACTCCTTTTTGTCGGGCCAATGGGGGACAACTTTAACAAAAAGAAAAAAGCAGCCAATAAAGGCCGCCTTTTTCTTTTGATTTTAACAACAACTAAGAATATATGTACGCGATTATGTCCGCGCCTCCTTTTAATGCCCGGCGCGGCGGGCAAAATTACAAGTTTAAACACCAGTAAAGGGAGACAAAGCCCCAATATATAGCCGCTATAGTGCTTCCGGCCACAAGACATTGTGCTATTGCTAATAACATTATAAGGCACGAAAGGCCGCGTTTAAAGTCCTTTTTCATGGCATCGCTTTAAAATGGCAACCTTCATGGATTTCGCATTCCATCGCCTTCTTTGGGGACAGGCAGCAAATATAATGCAATCCATTTTCCGAAATGATAGCCCGTGAAAACAAGCACATTTTACATTTCTGCATTTTTTCTTTTCCTTTCCGTTATTTCCGCCCGGACAAGGCCCAAAAATTCAATCCATTTGGGCGCATCAATTTGGGGATCCCCCAGCCCACCCGGCACTTCTTCGGCAATGTCTTTTTCGAAGCACCATAAAGTTTTGTCCGATAAATGCGGGATCAAAGGCCGGATGAAGCCCACCACAAGGCCGGGCATGTAGGATCTTCGCCCGATTGCATAGCGCACGGCACAGTTTAGGACGGCCCCAAAGAAATCATCTTCTAATTCAATCACGGGCTTTTGTGTTGTTACCCCGCATTTAATAAGGTGATCCGCCGCGCGAAGTGCTTGAACTGCGCTCAATCCAGAATCATGTAAAAGTTTAGCCAGCGTTTCCCCTTCTTTCATTTTTCCTCCTTTTCAACCATCATGCAGCACACCGGGCAGCATTTCCATTGCGGGCTTACCAACATTTCACATTGCGGGCAAGTAAAATATGTTTCTCCGCAATATTTGTGTTGCAGCCACTTCCCACGTTTTACCTCCACGGCATCAACACAAGGGGCCGTCTCTATCAAACAATTGGCCATCATAAAACCTTTAGCGAAGTCGTTAGACGGTTCTTCTTCTTTAAATCTTTCATTGAAACTTTCGCGCATGTTATCCATTAGCGCGCACACATCAATGTATTTCTTCATTCTTCATCCTCAAATATCGTTTTATATTGCTCCATTATTCTTTCTTCAACGGCCTCAAAACTCTTGCAAACATGCCAATAAACAACCTTACCATTGCGCTCCACCTGAACAATTTCAGCGTTAGGATATTCCCCTTCATTAAATCTTGCGTTTTCCATTGCATCCCAAATTTTACAGCCGCCGTTTTCAGGAAATGCCGCATACCCGTATTCGTCAATTTCCCCCTTCTTGCACCGATAGCAAAAGCTTTCAACGAAACAGTGGTAGCTCAACCCGTTTGGAAACGGGCTTGAAGGTTTAACTTCAATCATGCATCCTCCTTATAACACGGGCTAAATTCCCGACATTTCCCACCAACACAAGGCGGGTTTAACATGGTGCAAAGCGCATCTTTGACAGGCTGGGCCATTTCGGCCTTTATGATCGCATCCCGGACACTTTTCCAGACTTTCCGCGTTTCTTCGTCCGCTTTTTTGCACAACCTGCGCCGGGAAATGTTGATAATGGCTTGCAAGTTTGCGTCAAGAATTAAATCAACGGGCGAATCCTGCCGGGCCGCGCGGCGGTCATAATCGCTTTGTCTGTCGTTTCGCTGGGATCGCACAAACCATTCCACGCCATGCTTATGGCGCACTAGGTGCATTGCTACGTAATAGGGGATCCCTTCAAGCAAGATCGTATAGGGGATAGTCCGAAGCGGGGAATGTTCCGACAGGATCAAGCGGGCCTTCCATTCGTCCGAAGGTTCCCTTTCAGCTTCTTTTCCGGCTGTAACAAGGGCCAGCCTATAGGCCCTTGTCCAGTCCTCCCGGTTTGGTTTTCGAATAAGCGTAATCAACATTTTTATCCTTTCATGCAAGTCAGCTTGTCCAGCGCGGCCCGTATGCGCCGCTTAATTGTTCTTTCGCTATAGGCCACCTTATCCGCAATATCTACATTGCGAAGGCCGTCAATATACTTGTAACGGATAATAACCCGTTCTTCACAAGAAAGCCCTTCAAGCGTTTTTTCAACGGCTTCTTGCAATTCAAGGAAGCGGCCCAGCTTCATGTAGTATTCTGTGATTAGATCGCAAATTTTGGCCGCTATGTCCATTCCATCCGAAACCCTTCCCGAACGCGGAAGCCCGGAATAGTCGGAAACACGCGGGGAAGTAGCCAAACTTTCCAACCGTTCAATCTGTTCTTCAAGCTGCTTTATTTCCTTCTGTATGCCCCTGTATTCTTCCAAGACTTGCTCCATTCGCTCACCTCTCCCGGATAGCGTTATAGTCCATTTTGATTTTAATTTCTCGTTCAAGATCAATCCCTAAATATTCCGCAGCAGAACAGGCCATAATAACCACATCGGCCAATTCCTGCGGTACACCTTCATTGCGCCGTTTCGGGCATTCCGGGCAATTGTGGTCAACCTTCAAGCAATCTTCAACATGGCGGGAAGTACAGGCGAAATGGTTCTGTAAATCCCTGAAATGTTTCCATGCGTTCAGGGCTTCCCGGCCCTCTTCCCGGATATGGCCCAACAAAGAAGAAATGCTTTGCGGCGCGTTGTATAGGCCCTTTTCCACGGCCTGTTTATAGACCGCCGTCTGTAGATCCTTTAAGTGCATCCTGTTTCCTTTCTACAAGTTCAAGAAGTGCATAGTTTGCAAGATCAAGAAGGGTATCTTCTATTGGCTCATCCACGGCATAATAGCCGTTTCCCTTCATCAGGTTAGTTAAGCGGTTCATTTTGTCCCACAGTCTAATAAGGATAGCTTCCGGGAAGCGTTCCCGTGTGATTCTAAAAGAATCGCCATAATCTAAATTTTTCTTCTTGTAAAGATCGTGCAAATCTTCACACAACTCTTTATGAATTTCCGTCCTTGTCATACATCCCCCTCGCAAATATCAACGATATGTTCACACAAGGCCGCAGGAATAACGCTTCGTTCTTTGCTACCCTTTAAACCCTGTGTCCCGGTCTTTGCTCCGCGTGGCGCGGCCACATGGCAAGGATCTCCATTTTTACACATGGGCTTAAATTTGGGGTTAGGATGATTCGTCCAAATGTCTGTAGGCTTCATTCTTGTATCACCATATTGGCAGTATGTAACAGTATGGCGGGGAAGGCCCTGCATCCAAGACATTTTCCGCATCCCGCCGCGGGGATTTTCAATGAAAAAATATTTTGGATTAAGTTCTTTGATTAATTCGATAACGTGTTCGTCTACGCAATCACACGCCTTTGCGTAATCGCTAACAGGATCGAGATTTCCCGTTTCCGGGTTCTTCCGTCTATGGTGACTAATGGCCGCAATTGAAAAAGTGGTACAGTCTGGACTTGCCCAAATCACATCAGGTTTTCCAAATCTATCAATGATATCCTGCGCGGTAATCGCTCCAATATCAACGTTCCAATCAATGCCAGGAAATGCTTCGTCCCAATCCACTGAAAAAACTTCATGCCCCCGCGCTTCGAACGCTTTTCCAATTGAGCGCGTTCCGGCGAATAATTCTAATACTTTCATCTGCCAATCTTGCCCCTTTCGTATAAGTCCATAAAATTATCAAAATGCATTGTAACCAACCACGGGGAGCGGTTCCGCCTGTGCATCACAACGGGGATTTCCCCCGGCCCGCAATCGTTTTCGGATTGCTTCATTGCGGCCAGAAGATCCAGCCTTTCCACATGTTTAACTTCTAAGTGTATCCCCGGAAGGCCCACCACATCCGGCGAATCCGGCCCGCCCGCATATTGGACACCGCGGCGGGCATCATAGCCATATTCCCGGATAAGGGCAGCCGCTTCCCGTTCCGCTCTTTTTCCTTTCTCCCTGCTATTTATCGCCACACTTTGCCCTCCTTTTCGCTCTTTGAACCTCATAATCTGATTCTTTGACCGTTCGCCCGCTTGCACACTTCACACATTTTATTTGCCACTTACTACCACTTTTCCCCCATCGTCTTTCGAAATGCCCGAATCCAGCCGGTACAAAAGCACCGCAGCAATAACACGTTCCCGGAAACATATTTCTTGCCATTTTCTCTCCTACACAAGCACCCTTTTTTCCGCTGCCCGCCCGCCGCGTGAAACGAACATGTCCCGGATCCTTTCGGAAACTCCACATTTTTTGTAATCGTTCAAGCAACGGGCCTCGCAGTCCTTTACATCACAGAAACAGCAGCAGCTATTTTTTCTCGTGCAGCCACTTACCGGGCCGGAAGTGGCCAAGCAAACAACGCGAACATTGCTTCCTTTGCTTATCATTTCTTCGCCCCTTTCCACGGCCCCAGCTTCGCCCCGTGATTGCGGGGAGAAGCCGAAAGCCCTTTTTTCTTTTAGAAGTTCATAACGTTCTTTAGGCGGTAATTTTTGGCCCTATCCGGCGCAATATTAAAGGCGTACCCCTTCGCATATTCCACCAACCGCCCGCCTATGGCTTCATCAATATCAAGGATTTCATTTATTTGCTTTTCGCTTGATATGATCGTGATTAAATCGCCGTTGTTGTACCTATGATTAATCAGTTCATAGCCTACGCGGATATCAGCAGGGGACGGGGAAGCATTTTCCCCGATTGGTTTAAAGAAATCGTCAATATAGAGTACATCAACGTTTTTCAAATAATCCATGCGCCGCCCGTATTCCGGCGAATCCGTCACAACCTGTTTCAGCTTCAAGGCTTCTTCCTGCCACAGCATATAGTAGGCCGCCCGCCCTTCCCGGAGAAATTGGGCCGTTATAGCTGTGCAAATATGCGTTTTCCCGCAACCGCTATTCCCTCCAATGAAAAACACGCCTTTTTCCTCTTTGGTGAACCGCTGGGCCGCTTCTTTTATGGCCTTTTGCCACGGTTCCTGCGCTTCATATGCAGCGAAGGTATACCGCTTAATTACGGGTTCAAGGCCGCTCCTTTTCATCCGCATAATGGCATCCCGTACAGGCTTGCACTTACAGGCCGCCATAGCTTGCGTATAATCCCGGATCCCGTTTAACAGTCCGCTTTCGCGGATCACCGAAATATAACCTTTGTTTTTGCAAAGAAGGCATTCATAGCCGTCTTTTTCGTTCAAATCCCCCTTTTCACGGTTATAAAAATCGCATTTCTTTTGAACGTAAGCCCGCCTTTCTTCTTCATTCATCATCCAATAGGATTTAGAAGTATTGGCCAAACCTTCCCCATTTTTCATCAGCCCTTTCGGCAGAACGCTTCCTAGATCCTGCATATCCATCTTCCTTCCCGTTGTTTTTCTCTTCGTCCTTCCTAATCCAATTTAGGATTGTCGCATAATGATTCTTGTACTTCGCTCCCTTACTTGCGATATAGGCCGATAAGCGTTCAATATAAGATTCATAGATAGATGGATATTTGCTTTTGAGCTTTTCCAAATCCTCATCAGATAGAAGAACATTTTTATATTCCCCGTATTTATGGCGCGTGGGCTTCTTCTTTATATCTATATCTATATCTTCTTCTATATCTTTATCTATATCTGTGTAGTGACCACATTGACTTGTCATTGACATGTCATTGACAGCGGCAAGGGCCTTTTGTTTTGCCCTAGATTTTTGTTTTGCAAGGCGGTTATATTCGCGCAGTTCAGAAAGCCTTTCTGTATTTTGGTACTTTTCCCAATTGGAAACACACAGAAAATTTTCTGTAATATCCACCATACCAAAGCTTTTAAAAGTGCTTAATGCCATTTGGATTAACGGCAGCGGCCTGTTAAATTGCTGTGCAAGCATTTGTTCTGTATAGGGAATATCTTTTGTGAAATAGATAGCCCCAGAATCATTGATACTTCCGGCCAAGCATAGCAGCTTAAACCAAATAACTATGATCCCATCACCATCGGGCAAGCACTCAATTTGACGGATCTTCCTATTATCGAAAACATCCGTAACAAGTTTTATCCACTTGACTTCCGCCAATGGCAACGCCTCCTTTTATTCAACAATTTCAATCCATTCAGAAAAACTGAAATCCTTCCATTCTTCAAAACTATGAACAGGATTATCGGGTTTTTTAACATTATTTTCGCCGTAAATATACCCGTTTTCGAATTGATAGATTTTCCCCACTTTGTAGATTCTCTCGTTTGCGGTGGAATTTCTAACACAAACCACTTTCCCGTTATACAGCGGCTTTTCTTCCGGCTTATACTCTTCAAGAAGGCGTTCAAGGGCCAAATTCCGCCCAATTTCCCATTTGTATTCGTCGTGGGGGGAACATTTGGCAACGCCTTTTCGCACTACCTTACCATTTACCTTTTCAACGGCTACAGTTTCCGGGCCTTTGGAGAAAACAATAAGTTCATGCTTGTCAAATACAGGTTCAAGGGCTTCAAAGGACCAGAAATAACCATCTTCTTCAAATTGCACACTAAAACAGCCAATGAATTTAATTATAAATTCCTTTTTGGCATAGGGTTTCCAAGTGAATTCAGAAATTCCCCTGTGGTCTTTTACCTTGTCATAAGGCTTAATCCGTACTTTATCGCCAACTTTAAAACTATGTTTCATTGCTTTTCCTTTCTTTTAACCTAAAAGTCCCGCACCGTATTGTGCTTGTTCTTCGTGCCGCTTAATGATTCTATTTGCCTTTATTAGCGGCTTTTTCGTGTTGTTCGCCCTTGCTATCGTTTCCGCGACAAACGCCCGAATTTCGGCCATTTCTGCCGTTTTAAAGTATCCCCGGCTGGACGGATCAGACGAAGAGAAGATAATGTATTTATCCCCGTTATCATCCGCCCGAAGTTCTGCGATCTTGTGGCGAACCGCATCTTGCGACATCCCCCAGCGGCGGGCCAGTTCTTCCCGCGAAATGGCATTTTCCCGCCCAATTGGGATAGAATCATAATAAAGATCGTTTTCGTTCATCTTTTCCCGCTCCTTTACAAGTAGTTCTTCCCGAAGATGGTCAAAAAGTCTTTGTCTGGATACCTTGCGGAAAATGCCCGCTGTGCCGTTTTCTTTAGGCGCAAATCCATTTCCCTGTTAAAATGCACCGCGTATTCCTTTCCACCGAAGCTGCCCCGGTGATGAGCTTCGCAAAGCCAGACCGTCAAGCCGTACTTATCCGCCAAAGGCCGCAAGCCGTGGCCGTGAATAACATGGTGTCTTTCTAAGCAGTTTTTTGCGCCGCAGATATAGCATTCTTTCTCTTTTTGGATTATACTTTGCATATGCATTTTCCTTTCTTTTGTCCTTTTCCTTTGTTGCCGCAAAGGGAAGGGCCTTTTTAATTTCTTCTTTTATTTTTCTTGCTTTTGATATAGCGAAGTTTGCTATCGCAAATGTATTCACCGATCACCCTTTCTTCGTTTCTCCTTTCGGTTTCTTTTTCGCGGGCCGCATCCGCTTGCGCCTTAATCTCCAAATATCCGGCGCAATCGTTATGGCATCCTTCATGCCTTTTCGTGCATTCCTTGCAGGGAAATGGGAAGCTTCTCATTTTTTCTTTCCCAGCATCGCAAGAGCAATCAAGGTCAAACAGATAATAGCCGTAATCTGTACCGCCGTACTCATTCTAATTTCTCTCCTTTTCCCATAATTTCAGGCTTGCGCCTATATCTTGTTCTGTAGGGATAAAGCCCCCTAGTTCTTTGCTTTCTTCAATCGTTCCTTCCAGAAGGCGGGCCATTTCCGCCGTATTGTATTGGGAGGATCCCACAATGCAACGAAGCTGTTTTCCTTTCTTGCCATTGACAAGGACATAACCCAAATCATCAACGGCCCGAAAAAGTTCGGCCACACTTTCGGCAGCATCAGGCTTGACAACAAGAATTTTTTGCACCCCGTAAGAACGAAGCATTTGCACATAAATTTCCTCTTTGTCCGCCCGGAGAATTTCAGCGATTGAATCCAGCACTTTCCACAACAACGCATTAGCATTTAAGCTTCGTTTGTTCCTGTGCTTCTTTATTTCAATGTCATAAACCCCTATGCAGTTTTCAAGGTTCAAGGCCGTTTCCCGTGGAAGCTGGATCTTTACGAAGAACTCCCCGTTTCCGTCACAGCCCACTTTGATTTTTTCGCTTTGGAAGATCAAAACGGCAAGTCCGAATCTTCAATTTCCGTGAATCCGCCCTGCAAGGTGATCCGCTTATAGGTTTCGGATTCCTTCATGCGCTTTTGGAGCCATTCCGGGAAGGTTTCGATAGTGGAAACTGCATTGGGATCTTCCATAAAGAAGATAGTCTTTTTTGTGTCCGTGGAAACTTCCATACCTTTTGCAAGGCGGGTAACACTAGCGATTTTTGCAAAGGTATTACCTTTCGCATTTTCTTCGTGAATCACGTTCAACATGCACGGCGCGCCAAGAACGTTTTGAAGATCGAAACCGCGCAATTCCTCTTGTGTAAATGGGCGGCCACGCCAGCTTTCCAGCACCTTGCGAAGATTGGCTTTTTCGCCCAAAGAGGCGGTATAGGTTTCGGAGATCACACGGGCCTTTTCTTCGCCGTCAATGTTTACGGTTTCGCCGGGGATTTCAAACTGAAAAACGCATTTGCGGGAAGTATTCCCAAACTTCTCATTGAACTGTTCCCCAAGATCGTAAATGCCAATGCATACAGCGGGGTACATATTGGGTTCGATCAAAGGAATCTTGCTGCCTTCCGGGGCAGAAATTACAAAGTTGCTCATTGTTTCACATGTCCTTTCATCACTTAATTTGCAAATTATCACGCTTGACCAACTGCGCGCCGGGGATCTCTTCGCCGCCCTTGATCGCTGCCTTAATGGCCGTCTTGTTGACCGCGGGGGCCTTGTAGGTCAGGAAATCTTCGTGGGCCGCTTGCAAGTAATTAATAAGCTTATCTTCATCCTCAACTTCCACGGCTTCCGAAGCCCTAAAGGAAAGGCGCACACGGGGGCTTTCGATGCTTCGCACATTCATTCCGGCCATACAGGCTGCAATATACTCCCGAAGGCGGGCCGCCTGATTCTCCTTCGTTTTCATTCGCTCCTGCAATTTTCGGATTTCTTCTTTGATTGCTGCGGCGGCTGCTTCATACTCTTTGACCATGCAAGCCACGTTGTCGCACTTATCAGTAAAGCTTGTATCAATAGCTTCCAAAGTGTCGAAGAAGGTATCTTCGGGGATTTCGCCGTTTTCATACGCGAACATGAAATCATGGTACATTTCGGAGATTTCATAGAGTTTCATTCGTTGTTCTTTCTCCTTTCCTTGTGTCCTTAAAAAGTCAGTTCGTCCAGCTTTTTGCGAACTTCTTCAAGTTCCTTTTCTGCCTTTTCGGCCTTGTCCTTGTAGTAGTCCACGGAGTAATTAAGGGAATCAATTTCCCGACAAAGAACGCGCACAAGAGTTTCATTCATGGTTTTCATTCATCCTTTCTTTAATGTTTGCGTTGATTTTTACATTGTGCCTAGCAGCCACAATGCGCACCAGAGTTTCCAAAGCGGCCCGGCCATTCATAAGCACAACCCCAACACAAAAAGCGCATACAGGGCAGTCAAGAAGGCCATGAACTCCATAGCCTCAAGGCAGTAATCCGCAATGGAGCCGGGGCGGATACGGTAACGCTTCATTCTTTCTTCTCCTTTCTAAATTCGGTTTTGCCGGATTGATAGGCAAAAAATTTTAACTAAAACGAAGGTCATTCACTTCACACCCGTACAGGGCGCACAGTTCAAGCAGCTTTCCCGCGCTGGGATCATTCCGGCCTTTCTCCCAATTAACAAGCGTACCTTGCGTAATGTTTAGGCGTTTCGCTACAGTTCTTTGGGAAAGATCAGCATTAACCCGCGCAGCCTTCAAGGAAATCTTCACCGCTACACCGTCCTTTCTCTTTTGTCGCAATCCGGTTTTACCGGAGCGCAATATTATATTACAATAATTTTTATTGTCTGTCAATACGCAAAAACCGGATTTTTTAGAAAATTGATTTAGTTTTTACCCGGATTATTTTTATATATTGAAGCAAAAATATTCTTTAAATACGCAAAAACCGGATTTTTCGGAAAAAAGCTTTACTTTTTCGCCGTATCGGTGTAATATTACACAAGGAGGTGAGGAAATGCCCAATAATAAAGGAACCACCGTTTTTGCTACCAATTTAAAATACTATATCGAAATGTCCGGTAAGGAGCAAAAACAGATTTGTGCAGATTTAAAAATACCAGAATCAAGCCTTTCCGATTATGTGCGCGGAAAGTCCATGCCGCGCTATAAGAATATAGAGGTTTTTGCCAAATATTTTGGTGTTGAACTTTCTGATCTGCTATTAGATGGAGAAAAGAACGCAAAGAGTGAACAGAAAAAATTGCTGTTCAAACAATGGGAAGCGCGTTTCCCGGATGTTATTTGGACGAAAGAAGAGGTAAAAGAAATATTGCAATTCGCGGAATTCGTGCTTGCAAAAAGGAGAGAGTAGAAGAATGGAAGATCTATACAAGGCCCCAAACGTTTTAAGGGCCGCTTTATACATTCGTGTAAGTTCAGCGGAACAAGCAATGCATGGGTACAGTTTGGAGGCCCAGAAGGAATTTTTAGAGGCATATGCCAAAGAAAAGAAAATGCGCATTGTTGGCGTGTATGCCGATGAAGGGAAAAGCGCATCAAAACGCCTGTACCAGCGAAAAGAACTTTTGCGCATGGTGGAAGATATGGAAGCCGGGCTTATTGATGTTATCTTATTTAAAGATATAACCCGTTGGAGCCGGAATAGTTCCCATTATCACAAGATACAAGATAGGATAGATGCAGCGGGCGGTTATTGGATCGCCGTACAGCAAGAACACCTTGAAACAAAAACGCCCACGGGCCGTTTTCAAGTGACCGTTATGTTAGGAACCGCGCAGCTAGAGGCGGAACAGACAAGCGAAAGAATAAAATTCGTTAATGCAAGCCGGATCCCGAAAGGCGGAGTTCCGTGGGGCGCAAACTCTTGTCCGCTGGGGTATACTGTCGCAAAAATAGACGGCATGAAAAGAGTTGTGAAGGATCCTTCAAAGGCAGAAATAATAATGGCGTTTTTTAATCACTTCTTAACGTATTCAAGCTGTCGCGGGGCCATCATGCACCTAGCAACCGAATACGACTATAGGCTTGAAGAAAAAAGCGCGCGAAAAATACTTAGCAATACTCTTTATATAGGAGAGTATAAAGGGTTTTCGGGGTACTGTGAACCGTATTTGACAACCGAACAATTTGACCAAATCCAAAAAATCATAGCAAAGCGGACATATACCCCAAATGATCCGAAAAGAGTATATTTGTTTTCGTCCTTGCTTAAATGTGCCGAATGCGGGAGAAATTTAGCCGCTTACCATACGAAAAACGGAAGAACAAAAAAAGTGTATTTATATTATCGGTGTAAAAATTACACTATGTATAAATCATGCCCACATAGTAGAGGCATTGGCGAAATAAAAACGGAAAAATGGTTACTCGAAAACATAGAAAACGAAATGGACAAATATGTACAATCTGTAAAGATAGAAGAACTAGGCAAGCCTAAAGATGTTGAAAAGAAACGAAAAGCATTGGAAGGCAAACTGAAACGAAACAAAGAACTATATATAGAAGGAGAAATAGACAAGGAAGAGTTTTCCAACAACAAAGAAGAATATATAGCCCAGCTTGCAGCCCTCCCCGCAGATGAAAAGAAAGATACTTCCGAAATTGAAGCCTTCTTAAATAGCGATTGGCGCAACTTGTACGCCAATCTTGAAAAGCACGAAAAACGCGCTTTTTGGCGGTCTATCGTGGATTATATAGAAGTGGATAAAGACTTGAATTTTATCCCGCATTTTTTTAACTAAATATTTTTACCTTTAAGGACACGCCGGACGGAGAGTGCCTAAAGGTAAAAAACAAAAGGAGGCCCGCAAACATGGACACAGCGCGAAAAATTGAACTATTGATTGATCTTTATATCAATGGAGAGATTGACAAGGAAGATTATATCACGCTTAGAAAAAGCATTGAAGGCGGAAAAAATTGTAAGCAAAAGGCCGGGAAATAACCCCGGCCCAATGCCCAACAAAAGAAGGAGATTTCATGAGTGAAAAACCCAGAAAGAGAAGGTACTATTATTATACCGCAGTCAATGGGTACTTAAAATAGGGTATTAAAAAGGCGGGGAGAAATCCCCGCTTTTAGTTTTGTTCAATCAAGGTTCGGACATAATCCCGGATTGCGTTAAAGGATCCTATAAGGCCGTCCCGGTGAAATCGGGCATCAAATACAGCTTCCTCTTCCTCCACTTCAATATAACGTTCCGCGAAGCAGTTCAATAGGTGATATACGCTTTCCATTGTGGCCTCCTTATTCTTCGTATATGCGTTCATCAAGTTCTTGTTCTACCCTTGCAATGATCCCTAACACGCGCGGGCATACAGGGCTTTTTTCGTAGCCGTCCGCCATTAGATTAGCATAGGCATCCTTGCAAATCCACGACAAAGTGCGAAGTTCTTTTTCATTAAATAAAATAGGGTTCGGCATGGTTTCTCCTTTTAAATGTCCCAATCTTCG